TTCAACTTGTTCGCTAGCGTGTAATTCAAAATTACAAGATGAAGTAGGTTGAAAAATATACTGTGCTCCAGAGGTAAAAGACCATATTGGAGGTATAGGCTTTCTAACATAAGTAACAGAAACGCCTGAGTTTATTTGATCAGGATATAATCTAATTAAATTGTTTGAATATGTATATATAGGGTTTGTTATAGTAGGTTTTGTAAGATTAGAACTTAATAAATGATATAGTTCATAAGAGCCTACTCTCTCGGCTTCTTCTGTTGGCAAAGCACCAACTTGATATAATACTTGACCTAATTTGTGAAATTGTTTAGGGTAAAGATTGATTATTATTATTTGACCAGCTGATGGTTGATTAACAAGCGTTAATGTTGCGCCGCTCAAACTGTAATCTGTTGAAGCTAACTCTACTCCATTTACAAAAACGTTTGTGATAGCTCCAGAGTTAGATAAATTTAAGGCATCTCCAGTTAAAGTATATGTTAAACCAGGGTTTGCAGCTGTAAATTGTTGTGTTGCAGATGCAGCTCCTGAATATTGGGACGGTAATTTAAAATTAGGATTTGAATATGTAGCGTTTGCAGATGTTTTAAAAATTTGTAGTTTTTCGTCTAAACTTACAACTCTGTCTGAGTAATCTACATCAGCTTGTGACACACGTAACTGTTGATTCAAACTATCAAAATATGTTTCAAATATTTCTAGTTGAGATTGAGCGCCTATTTTATTAAACTCTAAAGGTGTCATATAACCTCTTTGTTCTTTGTTTAATATTAATAAAACGGTTTGATATACACTGTTTACGTTTATTGCCATTATAATGTTTTATGTTAATAGTGTAAGGGCCACATAGTGACCCTTCACTATATTATAGTTACACGTTATTGTAACTTTTTCTCTATTGTTTTGAATACTTCTACACCTTCGTCAGTTTTAAACCAAGCGGCCATAGCTGAGTAAGGGTTTTCATCAAACGGTACTGTCATAAGTTTTCTATCATTAGATCCCCAATGAAAAGTTCGTTGATCTTGAGAAAGTTTAATTATGTTTTGTTCTGTAGCTTTAATAGCTGTATTTCTTAAACCTACATTTTCATCATTAGCAATAGCCATAAATCCTGATGGATTTCTTTTAGCCATTAAAAGTAAATCTCTTTTTACTTCTTTAGAACTCATATCAGCAACAGCAGAACCTTTTTCTACTCTTAATATAGCTTCAGCATAATCTATATCTAAATCTTTAGCTAAATTAAGTGCTTCTATTTCTGCTTCTATACTGTCTACTTCATCTTCAGCAACTACGTTTGCTTCAAATTCTGAATATATAGCACCTTTTCTTGGGTGGTATAATGATAAAAGTTTTTGTAGATTTTGTTTTTCTTTTGATACGTTTAAAACGCCATTTTCAAAAAGTATATGCCCCATGGTAGCTTCACCTTTTTGTTCATCTACAAATGGTGAGTTTTGATTAGTTGCATATCTTAATTCTCTTTGTTCATTTTTTTTATCATCAAACCAAAGCAACGGATATCTTGTTGAGTGTCTTGATGCTAATCTATATGTTAAAGGAGATTCGTTATGTAATAAAAAATATGTTCTATCTTTTATTTCCCATTGTTTAGAAGCGGGTACTTCTTGTTTTAATTTTGCCATAATATAATATAATTTAATAAAAAAAATAAAAGGCTAGGCGCCGAAGCGCCTAACACTTTTAATAAAATAATCTTAGTTTTTGAACAATACGAAGTTATTCGCAGCTTGTACAACAAGACATCTTTCAGATAAGAAGTTAACAACCATCTCATCGATTTCAGATGTAAATGCACCACCAGCGGTACCAGTGACCCAGTTTTTATATCTTCTATCATCAGATTGTGAAGCTCTATATCTTACGTGTAAGAAAGGTCTTCTAATGTTTGTACCTAATACTTGGTCATAAACAGTTGAAGTTCCAGCTGGTACTAATACACCATCAATGTTATTGACAGCTACAGCACCTCTTGTTGAAGCATCGTTTAAATATTTCCAACTAGTTTTATAGAAGTCATAAGAACCTCTTCTGAAACCAGAGAAACCTAAGTTTAATGCCATATCTTCAGAGTTTTCAAATAAACCGTAAGCAACACCACCTGATAATCCAGATGAAATTTGCGCTAGCATATCGTCAAATTCTAAATCCATATCTCTATTTAAGAATAACATGTTTTCTTCAATAGCTCCTTGAGTGTCAAGGTTTTTAAGCACTGAATCAAAATCAGAGATACCAGTTGCTCCAGCGAAACCGCTAAAGATATTACCTCTTGCTTCAATCGCAGCAAATAAACCTTCAGAACCATGTGCAACAGCAGCACCACCTGCAGCTGTAAAGCCTGGTACATTTGCAGAGTTAGCAGCAAAGCTTTTTCCACCAGCACCTGTAGCTTTTTCAGCTTCAATCATTGCCATTTCTAAATAGTCATCAAATCTTAGTCTTGTTTCAGACTCAGATTTTAAATACCATAAATAACCAGATGTTCCATCTTCTGTAGCAACTTCTACCCAACCAATTTGTGCCATATCAGATCCGTTGATAGCATATCTATCTTTGATGATGATTGGCTGGTTTGAAAATTGAGTAAATTGTGGCTCAATAGAAAAGTCTCCGCTTCCAGTTCCTTTTGCAAATAAAGAACCATAAACAAATAGTTTTAATCCGTTGTTTGCAATACCTAGCGTATCCCAGCTATTTAAAGAAAATGGATAACATGTTACGTTTGTAGTATTGTTACCTTGTACAGCTACAGCTCCTACAATACCTTTTATTGTTACTCCTGTAGCAGGGTTCATAACAACGATTGTATCGTTAGGCGCAACAGCGTTTTGAATAGTTCCAGCGTTTGTTGGTATATTGAAAATATCAGTACCAGCACCTGGACCTACTAGATTTACGTTATCGTAAGAGATATGTAATCTGTTTTGTTCAGACCAAATAACTTGGTCAGATGTCATTGGCATTTCAGCGCCAACCATTCTTAAGAATCCAGATAAAGTTCTATTACCATATCTTTCAACTTCTTGCTCATATATCTCAGGAAGATATTGTTGAGCAAAATCATTAGCTCCACCATTGAAAGCTAAATAATTGTTTGCTAAAGTTTGTTGTTTTGGGGAAGGTACGATCGACCCGAAAACTGGATTTATTGATCCCATAATAATTTAAAATTTTTTAGTTAAATTTACGTGTTTTAATTTTAAGTTTTGAAGAATCCATACCACTAACAGCCCTTACTTTTAATCCACCAACAAATACGTCTTCTGGAGCAGATGCTCTAGCTTCAGTACTTATATTTTTAGATTTAGCAGCAATATCTTTTACAGCGTCAGCTTTACCTTGCTCATAAAAATGTTGTGCTATAGTATCAGCGTTGTTTGCAGCATATATAGCCTTGTGATAACCATTAACATCTGAAACATTTCCTTCTTTATCTAAGAACTTCTTAATGGTGTTAGAAATGTTAGACTGACTATCAGCAACATCTTGTGGGTTTTTTATTCCATATCTAAACTTTTTTTCTCCAACTGAAAAATCAAAACCTTTGAAATCAGTTTCAAAATATTGTTTAGTATTAGACTTAAACGCTTCATGTTGCTTTTCAGCTATTTGTTGATCTTCGTTGTAGCGATTGAAAAAATCTACAGCTTCTTGTTGTTGTTTAGTAACGCCAGGTCTCAACTTGATTTCCTGATAATATTTACTTTTTAAACCTTCAAGATGCTGTTTTGCTTTTGCAATCTCTTCTTTGTATGCGAGTTTTGCTTTACGCACGTCTCGCGGTTCATCTACATCTTCGTCCCAACCAAAATTATCTTCAATTAAAAAGTTAATTTCTTCCTGGTCTAAATGTGATTTCGTTTGCTTATAATACTCTCTTAACAAAGTATCATTGTCTACGTTAGAATAATCATGATTTAACCTTACATAATCTTCTAATGTTCCACCAGTTTCATTCATAAAGTCTACAACTTTAATTATGTTTTCTGGCAACGTAGGAATATCTTCTTTAGGAACATCCTGAGAAACAATCGCTTTCGGTTTGTCTTCTTGATCTTCCATTTTTTCACCGATCTCTATAACCTCTTCTTCCTCAGGTTTTTCTTCAATTATTTCTTCAATAACTGGTTTTACTTCTTCTTCGGTGGGCCGTACTTCTTCAGCCACTTCTTTGCTGTCGCCACTGTCTTCGGGCTTCTTGATAACAACATCGCTATCATTTGTCTCTTGTGTTTGAACGGCATCTGTTTTTTCTTTTAATTCTTCAGTTTTTTCTACTGGTTTAGATAAATCTACTTTTATAGGTTCATCTGTTTTAACTAGTTTTTTAGGTTTTTTAACCTTAAGCTTTCCAGCTTTTTCTTGTGTTTGTGACATAATATAATATAATAGTGATTAATTAAAATTTACGCTGGTGGATTAAAGTTTTCCATATCTATATCAGCGTTGCTTTGACTTTCTTCAAAATTAGTAGGCAAAGTTTCATTTTGTCTTTGACTAATTAATTGTGATTGTTGGGTCGCTTGTAATTTTGTTCTGTTATCTTTACGATCTTCAATTTCTTTTTCTTTTGCTTTTTGATTACCAAGCTCTGCTTCTTTAAGCTTCATATCGTATTCGAATTGCTTTGCCATTTGTTGCTCTTCTATTTGAGCAGCAGTCTGCATTCTTTGTATTTCAAAATCAGATTTAGCTTTTTCGAATTGAACATTTGTTTCGTTCATTGCCTGGGCTTTTTGAACATCTGACATTGCAGCTTTTTCTGCAGCTTCAGCGTTAGACTGAGTTTGAGCTTGTATGTTAGCCATTTGAGCTTCTTGATCTGCTTGTTGCTTTTTAATTCTTTTGTATTTTAATACTTGATTAGCTAATGTTAAGTTTTTAATTTCTCTAATATCAATAGCATCTTCAAGAAATATTTGATTTTGTTGTAAAGCCATTTGTATATTTTGCTCAAGCATAGCTTTTTCTTCTTCTTCAGGTTCTAAATCCAAAAATACACCAAAGTCATATAAGTGTAAATTGTCTATTTCCTG